GGCTATCTCGCTGGTATCCTTGTTAAAGGGAATCCCATTACTTTCGTACTTCAATTGGGTATCAATTCCAATTGCACGGTGTTCTCTTGTCACTTTTCAGTTTACGTTCTTCCACCTCCCCTGCATTACTGCTTCCTGGGCGCGGTTGGGAGCCCCTTCTTATTTCACACCTCACTAAATCGTTCGGCGCCTTCTAAAATATTAGGTGATAGATGATTAATAGGTTTGCCATCATTCCTTATCCTACCACAGTCTATAGTGCACACGGTATGAACCGGTAGCTTCGGGTACTAAGTAATACTGTAGATCCTAGGCTGTTACGCTGTTCCAATATTCCATATATCGATTAATTTTCGATTTATTACTTTTTAACACTTTTCTGCTTGACAGTCCCTTTCGGGTTTTTCTTGATTTTAAGTGCTGATATTCTGAGTTTACCTCTAGGTAAATTCGGAAGAAGGTTTATTTTCTTCAGAACTCGAAGTAAGATTGTGTACTCAAATACTTCAAGAGGACTTGCGTCCCCTCGAACAGTTGCCGGTGCGGAGCTTATCAGCCCTTTATCTTTCGATATGAGCGCAGTGGGACCGCGACCGAGTAACAACACATCAGCTATTAAAACTATGTCTATGCTTTGGGTGAAATCGAAATTTCCGTGTAAAAGCGGGGTTAGGTTTATACCCCATCCAGTTAACAATCCGTCGTATGTAAATTTTGCGTAATGGTCCATCAGTAGATCTGAAATCTTAGCCTCTGCCCTTATATAGGGACTTGCGAGAAGAATTCAGAACTCGGGTCAACTTTCCATAAATAATCGTTCTTTTTCTATCAATTTTATGTACCTACAATGGGTAGTCACCAGTTGTGAGTGATCCCAATTGTATTTATCCAACACAGATACTGTTTCTTTGAAAAGAGACACAGCTATCTTATTAATCTTCAATCTGATTTCAGCTCAGAATATCACCGGCATTATGCCGAGGTACGTGCCAATATCTTCCTGTAAACTAGGAAAAGGGGTAAAACCCTCCCTGGAATTAAGGTCAAGATATTGTCCTGTCTTCTGGTCCAATTTAAAATTACTCTTGAAATTGAGTAAGCCCAGAAACATACCTACCACAATACCAAGTTCGGACGGCGTATGAATGCCCATGGAACTTAGCCCTAATAGCCCGGCTTTAAACGGTTTAGTAGTGCGAGATAACTCGCATTGCGGAATGTATTCGTAAATTCAACTTAGGTTTGGATTTAATAAGTAACTAGCTCTTCGAACACAGATTACACTAATGAACTTTAAAAGGTCCGTTAGTTTACCTGTAATCAAGAGTCCGAGTGGAAGTGGAGACAACAAGGTGCCATTCACGGCTAATTGAGATGCAAATTCCCAACCGCTGTAACCGTTTATAGGTACAATCGATTTAGATATTCTAATCTCAACGCCAATGCCTCGAATTAAGTCTGCGTAAGCGCTTCCTACTTCTTTGGAAGCAATTGCCACGTCGTCACCAAGTACTATGTAATCCTTAAAGTTATGGATTCCACAGCGCAAGGCGGCGAGGCGGACTAAAATGTGATGTAAATAAGCCAAAGATGACCAGGATGAGTATATACCCATCCCTTGCCCGGTTCCATATCAATATGGAACTTTATCGGGTGACATGAAAGGTAGATCAATCATTAGATCTAATCATGCCTGACATCCTTTG